TGCAAGAAAAAAAAATAGGAAAACTTCCGTTGGGGAAAGTTTCACCGCTCGATTTTTTTGGCACGATATTTGCTATGCTTTTCCCCCACGTTTGGGGGATAGTGGCACGTTCCCCACCATAGGGGGGGTTTTTCTGTTTTCCCCCCTTCCGAGGGGTCTGGCCCCAAAAGGCGGCGGTGGTCCAAAAACAATAGGCACCCTCATATATAATTGGCCAGTTTAATAGCCACTTTCCCCATATATAAAAAAAGAGCAAGCATCAAACGACACTTGCCCCTTTTAGAACGCAGAAACTATCTTCTAGAAACTTCAGATATTAGTATTTTCCATATTCTTTTTTCTACGACCTCTAGGTTTGCTAATGCCTAGTTTTCGTCTTTGACGTCGTATCATGCTGCAACTAACAGTTTCACCTGTCATTTGGCTTAATTTTTGAGCCAACTCAATATCGCTAAACGACGATAAATTATCCTTAATATACTGCAATTCTGCGTCGCTCCATCTCTTATAGTTTGCCATAAACATTTTCCTTTTTGACAAAAAGTGTACAAAACATAATATATAATATACTTTGGTCACTTTAACGCAAGAGGTTTTTATGAATATTGACCATATTTCCCCCAGTACCCTTCATGTTACTGCTACAGAAAATCTTAATATACAAGATGATTTGGCCAAAGAAGGTACCAAAACCATAGCACAATTAATAAATGAAAAAACCCAAAAAGACACCGACGAAACTCAAAACGAAACATCCACTAACAGTTGATGAAAACGAATTTCTTAATGTAGTTAATATAATAGCAAAAAAATTAGCCTACAAATTTAAATTTGGTTATCATGACTACGACGATATGAAACAGCAGATTAGCATATTTGCTTTGGAAGGCTTAAAAAATTACGACCACAAAAGGCCCCTCGAAAACTTTCTTTGGACCCACGTTCGAAATCGACTATTCAACTACAAAAGAGATAACTATCAACGACCAGACAAACCGTGTTTGAGTTGTCCCCTATACGACCCCCACTGCAAAAAGAGCATTAGTGGTTGTGTTGACTACTCTAACAAAGAAGACTGTGAACTATATGAGAATTGGCTAAGTCGTAATAATACCAAAAAGAATCTTATGCACCTTACCACCATTGATGAAATTAAAGATTACGGAAACGCTTTTAGTAGTGATGATAGTTTATTAACAAATTCCATAGCATCCAACGAAATTTTTAAGTTGGTAGAAACACACTTAACAGGAGAATATCGCACAATATATCTTAAAGTTAAGAACGGATCCAAAGTAACCAAGAGCGATATGGATAAGTTAACATCTAAACTACAGGAGATCATGAACGACCATGGCTAAAAAACGCGGACAACTAAGTTTAGACGAAGAGAAATTTATTACTGATAATATTAACTCTCTTAGCATAGAAGCTATTGCAGAGCAACTTAATCGTAATGTGGAACCAGTCAATCGTTATATTGATGAAAATCAATTATTTAGCAGCGAAGAAAAAAATGAGAATGAAACTCTTCGGCGCAAGCTACGAAGTAAAACTTTCTGGACCGAAATAGTACGACAGTTTGATGAACACACGGGCGAATTAGAATACTTTGAAAATACGTGGATTGGCCTTATTAAACAATTCAGAGAAGACGTTTTGCCCGCCGAAGAACTTCAGATCAAACAGTTTATCACCATAGATATTCTTATTAATCGTAGCATGAAAGAGCGAAAACGACACATTAGTGAAACTGAAAAATTACAAAAATTGGTTGATAAAGAATACGAAAAGCCCGAAGATCAACGAGACATTCCTAAACTCGCTAATTTAGAAGCTCAATTAAGTTTCGCCCGCAACAGTATAGCAAGTTATACAAATGAATATACTAAGCTTTTAAACGAGCAACAAAAAATTAGCAAGGACCTTAAGGCTACGAGAGAGCAACGTATTAAAAGAATCGAAGATGGTAAAAGTAGCTGGGTTGGTTTAATACGTATGCTAGAAGACGAAGAGATACGAGAAAAAGAAGGTCGTGAGATGGAAATATTGGCCTTGGCTACAGAAAAAGCTAAACAGACCCTTTATGGATATCATCAATATTCTGATCATAGTGTTGATTGCCCCATACTAAATGAGGAGGCAGTAAATCTTAATGACTCGGAATTACAATGATCCTCAATATAAACAATGGAGAAAATTAATAAAAACAAGAGATAAAAATACTTGTCAATGGCCCGGTTGTAAAAGCCACTATAAAATTCATGCTCATCATATTCAAAAATGGGCCGATTTTCCCGGCTTAAGATACCATCCTCAAAACGGTATTTGTCTCTGCAAAATTCATCATGATCTTATAAAAGATAACGAAGAAAATTATAGTCAATTTTTTAGCACACTAATACTAAATAAACTACGAGCTTCCAATGAAAAGTAATGATCCTTTTACTATAATAGTAGATACCAGAGAGCAGATGCCATGGGAATTTGGCTTTCACAATACTGCTAAACGTAAATTAGATACTGGGGATTATAGTATAGAAGGATTTGAAAGCTTATTTACTATAGAAAGAAAAAAGAGCGTTAGTGAAATTGCTAATAATATTACAGAAAGTCGATTTAAAGATGTATTAGAGCGTTTGGGAAGTATACCACATAGTTTCATGATTATGGAATTTAGTTTGGATGAAATTTATCAGTTTCCTGTGGGTAGTGATGTTCCTAAGAAAATGTGGGACAAGTTGCGTATTAGTGGTAATTATATTATGAAATATTTAATAGAAGCACAATTAAACTATAATATTCATATACTATTTTGTGATGATGCCGAGAATGCTGAAAGAGTAGCTGTTAGTATTATGAAAAGAATATACGAAAAATATGGTACTAAAAAGTAATCTACTATATGACAATGCGTGGCTAGGACTTGGAGATCTTAGTCAAATAATTATTCCGACCAATCACATGATTGGCCGAACCAAAGAAGATATAGAAAATCCTGATCTTCATTTGTTAAGACTATTACGAGATCCTCATTATTTTGGAACCACAGCGAAACTATTATTTGATATTGAACTTCATCCTATTCAAATAGCAATACTACAAGAGTTTTGGTTACGACCATTTCCTATGTTTGTGGCCTCTCGTGGTTTCGGTAAAAGTTTTCTTATGGCTATGTATTGTACGCTTAGGTGCATACTGGTTCCTGGAACAAAGATTGTTGTGGTTGGTGCAGCTTTCCGACAGAGTAAAATCATATTCGAATATATGGAAACGTTGTGGCGTAATAGTCCCATTCTTCGTAGCATCTTTAGTGGAAACGATGATGGTCCGCGTCGAGATGTTGACAGATGCACTATGAGACTGGGCGAAAGTTGGACAATTGCGGTTCCTATGGGCGATGGTAGTAAGATCAGAGGTTTAAGAGCACACATTATCATCGCAGACGAGTTCGCATCAATCTCACCAGATATTTATGAGACAGTAGTATCAGGGTTCGCTGCTGTAAGTGCCAGTCCTATTCAGAACGTTAAAGAGGAAGCTAAAAAAGCAGCAATGTTAGAGGCTGGATTATGGAATGATGAATTAGAGGCAGTACAAATTAAAAAGGGTAACCAAGCTATTATTGCTGGTACCGCAGACTATAGTTTTAAGCATTTTGCCAGCTACTGGAAAAGATACAAAGCTATTATTAATAGCAAGGGAGATAAGCATAAACTAGAAGAAATCTTTAAGGGTGAAGTACCAGATAGTTTTAATTGGAAAGACTATAGTATTATTCGTATTCCATACGAGTTAATTCCAAAAGGATTCATGGATGACAAACAAGTAAGTAGAGCTAAGGCTACTATTCATACTGGCATATATAATATGGAATATGCTGCTTGTTTTACAGAAGATAGTGATGGATTCTTTAGGCGTAGTCTTATTGAGAGTTGTGTTACTAATGAATCTAGACCAATTAGTGTTAATGGAAATAATGTTTTATTTGATGTGAGTACCAAAGGCAATCCTGATCTTCAATATATTTATGGTATTGATCCAGCGAGTGAAAAAGATAATTTTACTATAGTTATTTTAGAGTTACATAAAGATCATAGTCGTATAGTTTATGGATGGAGTACTAATAGAAATAATTTTAAAGATCGACAGAAAACAGGACTAGTAAACGAGCACGATTTTTATGGTTTCTGTGCTAGGAAAATTCGTAATCTGATGAAAATTTTTCCTTGTACTCGTATTGGCATGGATGCTCAGGGTGGTGGTGTTGCAGTAGAAGAGGCTCTACATGATCCTGGTAAGTTAGAAGAGGGTGAAAATTTAATATGGCCAGTAATAGATATAAATAAACCAAAGGATACTGATGATCAATCTGGTTTACATATTTTAGAATTAGTGCAATTTGCACGAGCAGATTGGACAGCACAGGCTAATCATGGTTTAAGAAAAGACTTAGAAGATAAAGTATTATTATTTCCACGTTTTGATCAAATTACTCTAGCGTTGGCTCTGGATAGAGAAAATAAAGATATTATGACTGCTGATCTTAGTAATCTATATGATAGTGAAAGCGAATGTGTGTTAGAAATAGAAGAACTTAAGAATGAATTAACTACTATTGTTATGACACAAACTAGTACCGGACCAAATGCTCGTGATCGGTGGGATACTCCAGAAATTAAATTACCAAATGGTAAAAAGGGTAAATTAAGAAAAGACCGATATAGCGCTTTATTAATAGCTAATATGTTAGCTCGTCAAATGAGTAGAACTTTAGAGCCAACACAATTTGATGTTATTGGTAATAATTTGGCCGATGTTGAAAAAAAAGAGGGGCAAATGTATAAAGGGCCAAGCTGGTTTACAGACAATGCAAATGCTAATATATATGGTGGAATTTATAGATAACTAGTGTATTATTAAATTAATACTTATTACAATACTATTATAATACTATTATGCCAAGAAAAAAACCTATAAAAAGCGATAATATACCGATAGCTCCTAATGTTATGCCAGATAATGCATATGTTACATGGGACGATAATGATTTAGCCAGTAAGCAAAAAGCCTTAGATGAATCATCCAGAAGCTTGGATGAATATGGCCTTTTTAGCAACAAAACTACTGCTGCAACTAGTCGCTTTAGAAACTTCATGAATCTTGATGGTCAAACATCTGGCCGTCCTGGTTTAACAAAAAGTGATTATGATTATTTTCGTCCAGACGAAGCTATTCCAACAGAAATCAAAGCTATTTTTGCTATGGCAGATCAAATCTATAATCGTGTTGGTTTAGTTAAAAACGTTATTGACCTTATGGGTGATTTTGCTAGTCAGGGTATTCGTCTTGTTCATCCCAATAAAAGAATAGAAAGATTCTATCGTAATTGGTTTGAAAAAGTCAAAGGCGAAGAACGTAGTGAAAGATTTTTAAATCATTTATATCGTGTTGGTAATGTAGTTATTAATCGTCAAACAGCAAAGATTAGTGTTAAAGTTGCAGAAGATATGTATAAGGCTAAAGCATCTCCTGATTTTATCGTTACTAATGATGAACCAATAGTTGAAAAAAGAGAAATACCTTGGAAGTATACTTTTATTGATCCAAGAGTAGTTGATATTGCAGGAGCATCATTGGCATCGTTCGTAGGGAAGAAAAATTATTACATTACAATTCCAGCATCGTTAAGAAAAATTATTAATGCTCCTAAAAACGAAGCTGAAAAATCTATTATAGATCAATTACCAGCAGCTATAGTTGAAGCAGCTAAGAGTAAAAAGCCATATTTATTAGATCCAGAAAAGACATTAGTATTTCACTATAAAAAAGACGATTGGAAAACTTGGGCATTTCCCATGATCTATAGTATTATGGACGATATTAGTATTGTTGAAAAACTAAAGCTCGCAGACCTTGCCGCTCTTGATGGTGCTATCAGTAATATTCGTATTTTTAAACTTGGTAGCTTAGAACACAAGATTGCTCCAACACAAGCTGCTGCTAGTAAACTTAGTAGTATATTACAGGCTAATGTTGGTGGCGGTACAATGGATTTAGTATGGGGTCCGGATCTTGAATTAATTGAAAGTAAAACTAGTGTTCATCAATTCTTAGGAGAGGGTAAATATACTCCTCACTTAAATAGTATTTATGCTGGTCTTGGCATTCCTCCCACCCTAACCGGAACGTTTGGTGCTGCTGGAACAACAAATAATTTTATTAGTCTAAAAACATTAACACAAAGACTACAATATGGTCGCAAAGTCTTAATGGCATTTTGGAAAAATGAAATTACTATGGTTCAAAAGGCGATGGGCTTTAGATTTCCAGCAAAAATTGAATTTGATAGAATGGATCTTAGTAATGAAGATGCTGAAAAGGCATTACTCGTACAATTAGCAGATAGAAATCTTATCAGCGATGAAATGCTACAGAAAGCATTTGGTTTTGATCCTGAAATTGAAAAGAGTAGACTTAATAGAGAAAGCAGAGAAAGAAATAGTGATCGTATGGTACAAAAGGCTGGTCCATTTTTTGATGGTGGTACTTTTGATAATAGTATGCGTAAGATGGCTTTACAGTTAGGGCTAGCCACTCCTAGTCAAGTAGGACTAGAACTAGAACCAAAAAAGAAAGGCGAAATGAATGCTGTTGAGGTGAAGTCAGAATTTGCTATACCTAAATTGCCATTTGGTGGAGGCGGAGTAAATCAAGAGTCAGCTCCTAAAGGACAACCACAACAAGGACGTCCTAAAAATTCTAAAGATAGTAAGAAACGTAAAACTAAAGATTTTGCCCCACAAACAGGAGCATCTTTATATCTATGGTCTATTGAAGCCCAAGATAAAATTACAGATATTTTAAATCCACAATTATTAGAATTCTATAACAAAAAAAATATGCGTAGCTTATCAAAAACTGAGTACGATGAAGCAGAAGCTACAAAAACTAAAATCTTTTTTTCTTTGGATCCATTTGCTACGATAACAGAAGAAGTAGTTTTAGCAAAACTCAATACTATCAATAGTATTGATAATAATCTAAAAGTATCTAAATACTATAATTTAATTAAGGCTATCTCTAGTGAGATTAATAGAATCCCCACAGCCGAAGAATTAAAGTATACCAAAGCCTATTTCTATCAAACGGTGTATAACCCCACTAATGAGTCCTAAAAATAAGGGTTAATAATATGCATATTTATGAAATCGAAAAATTGGATGGTTTAACTGAGACCCTATCTGCAAAATCTTCTATTGTTTATGCTTCACTATTAGAAAAATCTGATCATGAAGTGAATAATTCACAAGTTAAACAAAACCTAAAAGCTTTAGCCGGTATCGAGGATACCGATTTATACTATACCCAGTCTATTTTAGTGACCACATCTTGGAATAAAAATGACGATATTTTTGATGCACTAGAAGTTTGGAATGCACGATCAACACCCATGCACAAACCCACTAATCTAGAACATGACGAAAAAACTATCGTTGGTCATATTACCTCAAATTGGCCAATAAACGAAAATGGTGAGTTGATGGATGAATCTATGGAATTAAATCAATTACCAGAAAAGTTTCATATATTAACTGGATCAGTAATATACAAAGGTTTTACAGAACCTGAATTAAGAGCAAGAGCCGAAAATTTAATTGAAGAGATAGAATCTGGCGAAAAATATGTTAGCATGGAATGCTTTTTTAAGAATTTTGATTATGGATTAATTAATAAGAGTAATGGTAGTTATCATATTTTACCACGAAATGAAGAAACAGCATTTTTAACAAAACATTTAAGAGCATATGGTGGTCAAGGAGAACATGAAAACTATAAAATAGGTAGGGTTTTACGTAATATTACATTTTCTGGTAAGGGTTTTGTTAATAGACCCGCTAACCCAGAAAGTATTATATTTACGAAAGATAATCTAAAAAATACTTCAGAATCTGCTAATATGATAAAAATTTTAAATGAAAAAAATGACGATTCCGTAGAAGAAGGTGTATTTTCAAATCAAGCCAATTTAAAGGAGACCAATATGAGTGTTGAATCCGCAACAACAACAGAAGAAGTAGTAACAGTAGCCGAAACAGAAGTTACAACAGTAACTGAAACAGAAGCCACAGACGTTGCTCCAACTGTTGAAAACGAGCAAGCCGAAGCAGCCAAAAAGATGAAAGAAGATATGATGAAGAAAGAAGAAGAAATGAAAAAGATGAAGGCTGCCCTTGAAGTTGCTCAAGCTGAACTTAATGCTGCTAATGAAGTTTTAGCAGGCTACAAAATGAAAGAAGAAGAGATGGCCAAGAAAGAAAAGAAAATGAAGAGAATGGCCGCTCTTATCGAAAGTGGTGTTGAAGAAGAAGTTGCTAGTGCAACTATTGATAAGTTCGAAAATCTCGATGACACTGCTTTTGAAAGTATTGCCGCTCTAGTTGCTGCTGTTAAACCAGCTAAGACAGAAAAGAAAGAAGAAACTAAAGCAGAAGAAACAACAGTCAAAAGCGAAGATGTTTCGCTAGCTTTAGAAAATGTTGAGACAAATGATCAAGAAATTGATCTAAGTGTTGGTAGCGAAACAGAATCAGAAATGCAGAACACTAGAGCTGCCTTAGTTGACTTTGTTTGTATCAGACTAGGTAAAAAACTTAATAAGGGAGAGTAACAATGGCTTTAAAATCAGATCGCGTTGAAGCTTACACAGATATTTCATTCTTCTGCAATGATGCATCAGCAGAGCGTGGTGTTGTTGTTGTACACAGCACTGGTGGTAGCGGCGTTGCTATGGACGATTCACTCGCCGTAGTAACAGTTTCTGCCTCACAGTCTGGTACCAAACCAGCTGGCCTATTGCTAAACGATGTTGTTAGTCTTGATCTAACAAGACAACACATTAACTGGCATCGTGATGAAGTTCAAACAGGTAGTAAAGTAACACTATTACGCCAAGGTCAAGTAACAACAAATATGGTTGTTTCTGGCGTAGCACCAACAATAGGGCAAGATGCTTATTATGGTGCAAATGGTAAACTAACCAATGTTAGCACAAACAGTGTTAAGGTTGGTCGTTTCCTAAGTGTTCTAGATGCCGATGGTTACATCAAAGTAGACATTAATATAACTTGATAAGGGAGAAAAACATGGCCAATAGAAAATTTGAACCAACATCAGAATTAACAGATCTTCTTGTTAAGTCTGGTTCTGCTCACAAAGAAGAAGCTCTTGCTGCAAATCATGAATTTGCTAAGGCTCTAGAACTTCCTCTACGTCAAGGCGTTCTTAGTGGTAATATCCTAGATGACATTTTCGAGCCAATCCAACTTGCTCAAAGTGCCACTCCAGAATTCCCATTAGATTTCCTTGCTCCTGGTACTGAAAAAGACTTCGTGGCTTATACCATCCCAAATCATGGTTATATTCCACAGAAGCATGTTGAGGGCGATTATGTCATGGTTCCAACCTATGACATTGGCGCTAGTATCGACTATCTTCTAAAGTATGCCCGTGACGCCCGCTGGGACGTTGTTGGTCGTGCTATGGAAGTTCTCGAAGCTCAATTTGTTAAGAAGATGAATGACGATGGTTGGCATACACTTCTTGCTGCTGGTGTTGATCGCAACATCGTAGTATATGATACCGATGCTAATGATGGTCAATTCAGCAAGAGATTAGTAAGTCTCATGAAGACTGTAATGCGTAGAAACGGTGGCGGTAACTCTGCCAGTAACAACCGTGGTATGCTCACAGATCTTTATGTTAGTCCAGAAGCTATGGAAGATATCCGTAACTGGGGTCTAGATCAGATCGACGAAGTAACTCGTCGTGAAATCTACACAGCAGCCGACGGTACTCTTAACCGTGTATTTGGTATTAATCTTCATGATCGTGATGAGCTAGGTGAAGGTCAGCAATATCAACTATTCTATGAAAACATCCTCGGCGGTTCACTACCCGGCGATGAAACTTTCCAGAAGGTTGAACTTGTTGTTGGTCTTGATCTACGTAAGAGAGACAGCTTTATAATGCCAGTTCGCCAAGAAGTTCAAATCTTCGAAGACGATACACTACATCGTCAGAAGAGAGCAGGCTTCTACGGCTGGGCCGAGCAAGGTTTTGCTGTTCTAGACAATCGTAGAGTTCTCCTTGGTGCTCTCTAAGATTAATGTCTTAGTATGACTAAAGAAAAGGCTGGCCTTGTGCCGGCCTTTTTTTTTAGGTGTATTATACTATATGATCTAGTTTTTTCTTTTTAGAAGGATAGTAATATGGCATGGCAAGATGAAATGATAATTACTACAAGAGTTTTAATTAATGATTTAGATACTCCATATGAATTTAGTGATGATAGATTAGAGCAAATTTTAGTAGTAGCTGGTAAATATCTACAAATTGATGTGGATTTAAACTATGTCTATACGATAGATATCGTAAATAAAGAAATTACTCCGGATCCAACAAGCAATAATGATAACGTCTTTACTAGTTTAGCATGTTTAAAAGCTGCATGTATTATAGATCAAAGCAATTTAAGAACCAAAGCAGCCTTAGAGGGCATCAGAACAGCATTAGGATCAGCTAATTTAAGTTTTGGTGGATCTTTAACAGGATGGCAGTCTATTATAGATAAAGGCCCTTGTGCTTTGTATGAGCAAATAACTAGTTACTGGGATATCAAAGAGGCTACTGCTTGGGCCGCAGTATTGTCTCCATTTGTGAGTAATAAATTTGATCCAAGATATCTTAATGTTGGTCCATTTCGCAATGTGGGAAATAATGACTTTTATTCATAGAAATTATTATGACTAATATAAATTTTCCTAATTTACAAAATATATATAATGCTCATATAGATTTATTATTGGCTAATACTGGACTAACAACAAGATGTGATTTTAATTTTGGTACTACTAATACAAACATTTGTCCTAATTGTATATACGATGTTAGTTTAAAAAAATCGTCTGGTAAATATAAAAATGGTGGTCCTATTCCTTTTACTCTTGGAAAGATATGTCCATATTGCAACGGACTTGGTTCTTATGGCGTTGTCCATACTTCAACAGGATATTTAGCTGTTATTTGGGATTATAAAAAATGGATAAATCCGCCCCCTCAGATTGATAATCCTAATGGATATATTCAAACTATTTGTCATAAAGATTATTTAGCACAGATAAGACAGTGCAAGGATATGACAGTAATTTATAATTCTGTTGGGGCTAATCCTATTTTTCAATTATATGGAGAACCCAACCCCGCTGGATTGGGAGATAATAGTTATTTATTTTGTATGTGGAAAAAAATTGGAGTAAATAATTCTGTTCCTGTTACTGTCACACCAACTGTTTCTATGACTCCTACACTTACTCCCACTCCTACTGTGACTCCAACCCCATCCATGTTATAATTAAAAGTATTTATGAATATATCTTTAAAAATATTAGAAAGTAATTCTCAAATACAACAAAGTATTATGGAAGCTTTATTGCCACAAATTAATGATTATATGAAAGATGCAATAACCACTATTAGAAAAGAGATAGGAACTATTATTAGCAATGCTATTGTTAATACTCCAGAATATGAGTCATTAGTATCTGGTAAACTGAAATATGAACTTGGTATACCAGATGCCAATGCTAAAATTGCTGGTTTATTAGATATTTGGACTAAAAATATATATATAGAATATATGCCTCCTAAAATTATTAGTAGTAAAATTAAAAGTAGTTTTAGCGCTAGTTTAATTAAATCTAGTTTTGATGATGTGTTATCTACAGACTTGGCTTATGTAATAGATAATATCTATCAATATAGATTACCATGGCTAGAATGGTTATTATTAGAAGGTAATAAAATTATTGTAAAAAAACAAGAAGTAGTAATGGGGCCTAATCCTAGATCTCGTACCGGATTTGCATTAATGAGAGGATCCAATAAAAACTGGAAAGTTCCAGCAGAATTTGCTGGTACCATTAGAGATAACTGGATCACTAGAGCCATAGATAATACAGAAGCAGAAATAAATAATCTATTAGAAAGAGCACTACAACAATGAGTCCTTGTGAGCATAATACAACATTTAAAGGTGTTGATAATATTTCTCAAGATTTATTATTAAATATCTTAGAATCTAATTTTAAAATGTATTTTGACTGGGCCTTTTTACATATTGGCGCTTGGTTTGATATAGAGTCACCAGATGAAACACTATATGGAACCAATACTCACTATCAATTATTACCAGTTAATGATCCAGCATTTTTAGACGGACAAGTATGGCAAGGAATAAGAAAAGACTGGGTATGGGAAACCGGAGTGGATTACAACAGTACTTCTCCTATAGTGATTAATAGTGTAAAGGTTAATAATTCAGTAATAAATAAAGCTAATAATTTTATTGTGAATTATCCTTTGGGTAGAATCATATTTAATAGCCCCATTTCTATAACTTCTGATGTGAGTCTTGACTATAGTTATAGATTTATACAAACACATAGGGCTAGTGATAGCCCATGGTTTAATATCGTTCAGTACAGCTCATTTAATACATCTAATGAGGATATCCAAAGAACAGATGATGGTGAGTGGGCTATAGGAGGTAACCATAGAATACAATTGCCAGCCATAGTAATAGAATCACTACCAAGATCCCGCTCAAGACCTTACGAAATTGGTAATAGTTTATTATGGCTAGAGCAAGATTTGGCTTTTTATGTATTAGCCGAAAATAAAAATGATAGAAATAAAATTTTAGATATACTTCGATTGCAACAAGATATTACATTACAACTATTTGATACTAATATTTTAGCTCAAAACGATAACTATCCATTAGATTATAATGGAGATATTAAAAATGCAGCTTTAATGTATCCAGATATTATAGAGACATATCCTTGGAGAAAATGTTTAATTAAAAATATTAGCCTTTTTGAAATTGATTCTCCTAATCCTAATTTTCATCAAGGTATGGCACGAGCTACTGTGGAAGTAATTTCAACATGATTTTAATATTTATGTGTATCTATACAGAGAAGAAGAGTATTTAATTCGCTTTCCTCATTACAATACAATACTATAGTGGAGATTAATTATGGCCAATAATCGTATTTACTATGCAATTCAACAGGTTGTACTCGGTCAAGCTGCTGGAACACTTAACACAGATAAGTTACCAGTTCACGGCCTTCAAACTGTTGGTATCACAACCAACTTTAATCTAGAACAAGTATTCGAAATGGGTCAGTTGGCCATTTATCAAAACGTTGAAAACGTACCCGACGTTGAAGTAACACTAAATAAAGTTCTTGATGGCTATCCTCTTATTTATGTACTAGCTACTGAAAAGGGTTCTAGTGTTGCTACTGGTTTAACTGCTGTTAATCCCACAATCCCAGGTCGCCAAAATGCTCGTTGTGATATGCAACTTGCTATTTTCAGCGACACCAACGTTAGTTCCAGCGGCAGTTCATTTAGTGCTGTAACCTGCTCTGGTATGTATGTTAGTAGTGTTAGCTATACATTCCCAGTTGATGGTAATTTCACAGAAGACGTTACACTTGTTGGTAACAATAAGGTTTGGGCTGGTACTCAGACTGGTGCATTTAATGGAAATGATGATGCTCCACTATCAACAACTGGCGTTGGCCGTAGACAGTATCTAAATATGGGTACTTCTCGCTTCCCAAGTCAAATCCCTGGTATTACAGTTGGTGGTGTAAACGCACTAATCGGTAATGGTAGTGGACACGCTGCACATTTCCAAAATATCACAGTAAGCTGTGATTTTGGTCGTGAAGCTATTCAAGAACTTGGCACATTAGCTCCTTACCATCGTTATGTTACATTCCCAGTAGAAGTAACAAGTGAATTTGAAGTTGTAGCAGTTAGTGGTGATATGATCAACGCTACAGAAAGTGGTTACTATAGTGGTTTAACTGGCAATACAGTTGCTACACCTAGTGATACTGGTTGTATTGCTCGTCATAATCTACTTGACCAGACCATCTTCCTTGAAACTTGCGAAGGCACAAGAATTTATCTTGGCACCAAGAATAAGCTTACTAGTGTTAATTACACTGGTGGTGACACTGGTGGTGGTAATGTTAGTGTAACATATAGTTACTCAACATTCAACGACTTCGTAGTTGCCCATAGTGGTGGTAATTTCTATAGTCAGTTGGCAAATAGTACCTATACCCCAGCCTAGTAATATTACTAGGTTGGTTACGATCAAGACAATGGATTTTTATAAGGATTATGGACCAAAGAACGTTAGGGATTTATTTATCTAGGATATTATCTGGTTTTTATATTTTTCTCTGTGGTGGAGAGAAATATAAACTTATTTATCCAGATATGAATATTAAATATGAAGCAGAATTATATGCTCAGGAAGAATATGAAAATAATAAATTTAATGATTGGATTCATGACGATACTATTGTTGATACCCTAGTTAGTATGGGGGTTTGGAATTATAATGGAGATGATAATCTAAAAAATTTAGAAAAACAAATAGAAGATTTAAAAGTAGACTTATATAAAAATGTATTGAATCCTAATAATATTAAAACTTTAAGGCGCACACTCAATAATACTAAAGCAGCATATAATAGAGCTTATGAGATAAGACATTCATTAGATCAATATACTCCATCAGGATATAGTCAAACTCTTAAAAATCAGTATATTTTAATGTATAGTATATATACTAAAAATAATATATTATTATTTAATAATATTGACGATATAGACTTTAATTTATTAAATCGTATATCTACTACTGTTGCAGAAAATACTATAGATATTAATATTTTTAGACAACTCGCTAGAAGCGATATATGGAAAAATTATTGGTCTGCAAATAGTGATAATTTATTTTATAAACCTACAATTGGTTGGACGGATGAGCAAAAAACCTTAGTTGTTTTAACTAAAATGTATGATAGTGCATATCAGCATCCTGATTGTCCTCCAGATAAAGTGTTTGAAGACGATGATATGTTTGATGGATGGATGATTTTTCAACGACGGGAAAATGAAAAAACTAAAAATAAAAATAGAACAGAAAAACTTTTAGAGGGTAAAAAATTAGATAAAGCTGGAGAAATATTTGTAATGGCTAATTCCCAAGAAGAAGCACAAAACATATATGACTTGAACGATCATACATCTCGACATATTATAAAGGAAAGACATATAACAATACAAAAAAATACAGAAGCTATTCAAGATTCTAGTTTGCCAGACGTACAAAGACAAATTGTTGTTCAAACAAATGATCAATTTAAAAATTCTAGGAAAAAATAATTATGGAAAATCAAGAAAAAAATATTTTAACAAAAAGATTTCAAACTACAATGATAGGTTCTTTATTTGAATTTGAAAAAATGTTTGGATATTTATGGGGACACACTAAAGAAGAAGAGGATCTCACCGATAATGAACTTGAATTTTTAGATAAATGGGATAGTGTGAGAAATCAAATATTAAACAACGGAAATAACCAATTGCGTAAAGCTATTGCAGACTTAGATAAGGCTAAAGGTAACATTAGATATAATTATTATTTTCATAAAAGAGAGGACTAAATATGAAGACTAGAACTTTTAAGGCTTTTGTTGATGGCAAAGAACGAGAAATGTTTGTTCGATCTCCTTCTTTACAGGATCAGAGAGAGGCTACCAAAGTATATAACCAAGCATTTACAGAAGCTTTAAAGTCTAAGGCTGTGGTTAGAGCTAAATTAGACGATCTATTAGTGGAACAGGGTTTATGGGATGGTATCAAACAGGCTAAATTTACAGAATTACAAGCTGAAATTCTTGAAGGTGAACGTAAGTTAGCAAAAGGTGGTATTTCTTTAACAGAAGCTAAGAATTTGGCCCTTAAGATGAGAAAAACCAGAGAAGACCTAAGAGAACTTATTTCTGTTAAGACCAATCTAGACACCCACACTGCTGAAGGCCAGGCAGATAATGCTAGATTTAACTATTTAGTTTCAGCATGTACGGTGTATAATGATACTAAAGAGCAATATTTTAAGAGTTATGAGGAGTACAACAATAGAGCCACAGACCCTGTTTCTATTCTTGCTGCTCAAAATTTGGCTAATATGCTATATGGTTTGGATAATGATTATGAAGATAAATTGCCAGAAAATAAGTTTTTAAAGCAATATAAATTTGTTGATGATAAACTAAGATTAATTAATAAAGAAGGTAAATTAGTAGACGAAAATGGTAAACTTATTGATCAGAATGGTAGATATATAAATGAAAAAGGAGAATTTGTTGATAAAGATGGTAATTTGGTTGATCAACAAGGAGACTACATTGTAGAATTTAGTCCATTCTTGGACGATGACGGTAAACCAATTATTGTAGAAGATAAGAAGTCAGAAATTACTGCTACTAAGGAAGAGGAAGTCGATGATTCAATCAAACCAACAGAAGAGACTAAAGCTTCATAGTAGTATTGCGTTTATTTATTGTAATCTATCAATTATCCTCACACTACCTAGTTGGTACTGTGGGGATTTTTGTTTAATAGGATATAAATAATAATGGCTAAAGGTTTTAATCTAACAGCACAAATTAATTTGCAGGGACCATCTAATCTTAAACCTATAGTTGCTGACATTAAAAGGCAATTAGGTACAGTATCGTCTAATGTAAAAATTAATTTAGATGCAAAATCTGCTAAGGCTGTTGATAATGTTACTAGTAGATTACAAGCAATGAACGCTGTATTAGTACAAGCTAAACAAAATACAGATTCTTTAAGTGCTTCTTTAAGAAATCTCTCGTCATCGTTAGGAACGGTACAATCTGCTGGATCTAAGACGTCTTCTGCTATGAATAATACTGCTGTAAATGCTAAAAACGTAGCTAAAAATCTAAAAGTTGCCACGACTGAAATGGAAGAATTTGGTAAGCAATCAGCATTAGCTATTAGAAGATTTGCTGCATTTAGTATTGTGACTAGTGGAATATATGGTTTAATCAACGCTATTAATTCTGGTTTCAAAGCTTTTATTAACTTTGATAAAGAACTTATCAAGCTACAACAGGTTACAGGTAAAGGTGCCACTGGTATAGCCCTATTAGAAAAAAGTATAACTAGTTTAGCCACATCTCTTGGTGTTAGTAGTGAGAGTTTAATCTCTGTTGCTAGTACATTAGCCCAAGCTGGTTTAAGTGCAGAAGATACCAGAATAGCACTAGCAGCATTAGCTAAAACCGAACTTGCTCCATCATTCGATAATTTAACAGATACAACAGAAGGAGCCATTGCTGCATTGAGACAATTTGAATTACAGGCCGGTGAACTAGAAGGGGCTTTAGGTTCTATCAATGCTGTAGCGGCTGCGTTTGCTGTTGAATCTAAAGATATAATTTCTGCTATTCAGCGTACTGGTGGTGTGTTTGCCGCTGCTAGTAAAGGAGTTAGTGAAGGAACAGATGCTCTTAATGAATTCGTCGCTATTTTTACAAGTGTTCGTCAAACTACGCGTGAAAGCGCTGAAACTATTGCTACTGGATTAAGAACTATTTTTACTAGAATACAAAGAGCTAGAACTATAGATCAGCTTAAACAATTTGGTGTTGAATTAACAGATTTAGAAGGTAAATTCGTTGGACCATATGAGGCTATTAAAAGACTTAGTGAAGGATTAAGAGGACTTGATCCACGAGACTTAAGATTTAGTCAAATCGTAGAAGAACTTGGTGGTTTCCGACAGATTGGTAAGGTTATTCCATTAATTCAACAGTTCGCAGTTGCTCAAGAAGCATTAAAAGTGGCTCAAAAAGGACAGGGTAGTTTAGCAGAAGCTCAAGTTGTGGCACAAAAAAGTTTAGCTAATCAAATTGCTAAAGTTAGGGAGCAATTTCTGGCCTTAATTAGAGATGTTGGTAAGAGTTCTGCTTTTCAAGGAATGTTTCAAATAGTAACAGGACTAACCAGCGGTTTAATTAGTTTAGCAGGAGCATTTAAGCCCATATTACCTATATTAGCTATCATGGGAACAGTCAAGGGTATTAAAGCTATAGGTGAATTTGGCAGTGGGTTTGTTGGAGGTCTTAAAAAGGGTGGTGGTGCTGGTAATGTTGGTTCTAATATCGGTGGCTCGATTAGTGGTGCCAAAGACAAAGAAAAAGCAGACGCTACCAATAGAGCCTCTAAGGTCATTCAAGATAATACTAATGCTATTCAAACATTAACTAGTGCTATAAATAAATTAACATCAGCAGTTAGTTCTAAAACATCAGGAAGTACCACTCTTAATAGTGGTGGTATTGTAAAATTTGCTACGGGTGGTGTTGTCCCAGGAAGCGGAAATAGAGACACCGTCCCTGCTTTACTTACTCCCGGTGAATTTGTTATACGTAAAAAAGCTGTAGAAACTATTGGTGCTGGTAATTTGCATAAAATGAATAAATATGCACTTGGAGGAAAAGTAGAACTCAGTGGTCAACAACTAAAAGCCACCTATAAATCATTATCTGATATAGTAAATAATAAAGAAAAATATACAGCAAATGTAGTACCAGTACCTATTGATGATATCTCTGTTATCAAAGATATGAAAAAACGTAAGGATAAATATCCTTCTATGCCTCAATGGAAAAATTTTGAAGTGTCTGTAGGTAAAAAATATGGATTGCCTACCGCTGGTGGGAATAAATTCTTAGATTATCCAAGTAAACCTGGAGAAGCTAAGTTTTTACGTCCAGATCAAGGATATGGTAATGATCCTGAAACTGGATTTATTAAAGGTAACAATAATGAAACCATGTTGGCTAAACTTATAGGTGCTGGTTTATACCGTCCTAATAGAAAGATTTATACATATTATCCTAAAAGCTTAAGTAAATTTAATCAATTTGCTATTGGCGGTTTGGTTCAAAAGTTTGCTGGTGGAGGTAAGGCGCTAGGTGCTAGAAGTAAATTTAAAGAACTTACTTCAGAAGAAATGGATCAACTAAGTACTCAAGAATTAATTCAGTATGGCAAAGATTTAGCACAAGATATTTTTACTACTGGTGGCGCTGGTATGGCAGTTGGACATGAGTTTATAGAGGTTCCAAAAGAAAAAATTATTCCAGAACTAGACCAATATCTCACATCATATATTGGTAAAAGAGGATTTTGGAAAGAAAAAATAGCTCGTTTTGGTCAACCAGCAAAAATTACTAAAAATAATGATGTTTCTAATAGACAAAATGCATTAGAATCTCAAGTTGCTAGACAGTCAGACGAAGTAGCAGCAAGAGAACAAAACTGGACAGCAATCAAAGCCGGATCTGCTATAGACAATTATTTATTACAATCTTTACAAGATCCAATATTAACAGACTATAAAACTGTTAGAGGTAGTGGTTCTTTAGATAAAGCATTTCATAATACCAGACTACGCCAAGCAGTTAATAAAGCTCTTGAGAATTACGATGATTTTGATTACTCTGCTGCAAATATAGATAAATTAGTAAGCAGTATGGCTGCTAAAAGATTTATGTATGGTGGACCAGTACAAAAATTTATGGCTGGTGGAGTAGCAGAGTCTTTATCAGCAGATAGTTTATATGCACAAATACTAGAATTAGGTAATCCACAAGATGTTAGAGGACTTGCTGGAGGCTCTTCTTTTATAGATCAAAAATTAAAAGCCGTTCAGACTAGCGATAAGCCAGCTACAAGTAAAGAAATCTTTAAAAAGAACTTTTTATTAAGTGATAGAAGTAAACCATACCTATCTACTATACAAGAATTACTGGAAATTGCTAATTCTAATAAAAAAAGACCAAGGATATTCACAGATGCAGAAAAAGCTAGCGCTACTAAACTAGGATTAGTTGGTATGTTTCCTTTTGGTGTGGATGAATTGCTATATGAACAAATTGGTGATCGTATTGTAGCAATTCAAATGAAGAGTTTGACACAGGATAAGGCTGGTATTGTTGATCAAATGAGAAAAGAAATAGATGCAGTTTTAGGTAGAACTACAGCATCTCTCTATGGAACATCTGGCCAGGATCTTAGTACTACTACTAAAGAAGGTTTAGGTTTAGGTAATCTAGAAGGATATATGATTGAAGCTATTTTAGCAAAAGCTGGAGCTAATCCTGGTAAATTAGACGATAGATCGGTAGACTATGCATCCGGTTTGGGAAATGCTGCTAGCCTATTCGGAATAGACCCAAATATTCCTACAGAAGTTAAAAGAGATGTTAAGGGAGGACTCAGCAAAGCCAGAGATAATTTTAAAAACTATTTTGCTAAATTTGCTTTTGGCGGTAAAGCCACTGGTCCATCTTTTGAAGATGTCAGGAAACAAATTCTAGATAAGTATCCACAAATTAATTTTAGAATTAGTAAAAGAAAACGTGGTTTTGGTTACAATATATTAGGTGGCCTAAAACAAGAAGGAGATAATGTTGGTAATTATGCTGATTTTCAACAAGCTTCTAATTTAGAACAACTGTCAGCACTAGCTGATAAAATGGCTAATCAATTACAATATGTTTATGGTCCAAATATTGATCCATCTTTATTAAAGAAAAAACAGAAAAAGTTTGCTTTAGGCGGATTAGCAGAAGCCACAGGGGAAATGTCTTCTTTAATGAGTGGATTATATGGTAATAGATCTCAAGAGCAAAACTTACCACAGAAAAAAGAAAAAGAATTTGGTAAGATTGGTCTTAGATCTGATGGATCAGAAATAACAGCCACCTATTTTAAAAATCAAACACGAGAGGGCTTTGTTACTGCTAAAAAAGCTGCTGATAATTTATATACTGTAGGATTATCTAAAGCTACTAAGGGTTATGGTCCTAGATTATATGATGTTGTTATGGAAGCTGCAACATCTGCTGGTGGTATGCTTACATCAGATAGAAATAGTGTTAGTGGTGCTGCTCGTGCTGTTTGGGATTATTATTTTAATAATCGAGGAGATGTTAAAAAGACACCATTAGATCCATCACAATGGACTAAGAATCAAAGTCTTATAGATCCAAAATTATACGGTAAGAAAGAAACATGGCCACCATCAACTGACCCAGCCTGGATTTTACAAAGTGGATATAGTAAGAACGCTGAATTAATAAATAGTTCAGAAATTATTAATATGAATGATCCAAAATATAAACAATTTTTGGATTCTCAAAAAGTATCATTCATGACACAAGCTGTGTTGGCTGGTAATATGCGTAATAATGGTGGTAGTATCAAAAAATTTGCTAAGGGAGGATCAGCAGAAGATACTGTACCAGCTCTGTTAACTCCTGGTGAATTTGTTATTAATAAAAAAGCTGCTAAACGCATAGGATATAATAAATTACATAAATTAAATAAAGCAGATAAACTACAAGGATATAATAAGGGTGGTTCTGTTGGTATGATACAAAAATTTGGTGCTGGAGGTTCACCACAACCTTGGCCCAAAGATTTAATGAAATATACCACAGAGAATAAACTAGCATTAGCGGCAGAACAAGCAGAGTTTTTTGCATATAAAGCCAAAGAGGCTGGTCAAACAGTTAGTCAATTTAGTAAAACATTAGCAACTAAAGTTGTTTCAAGAGCTAGGGATTTACAGACTAATTTAAAAAATAAACAAACAGGACTAAAATATAGTGTCTTAGGTCAGGCTGATGAATTAAAGGGTAGTAATAATAAAGATATTCTTAAAAAAGCAGTAGAAGATTTTAGTAATCAGATTCAAGAAATAGATCCTTCTAAATCTGCTGATGAAGTTAAGAAAACAGCACAGGCTATAGTAAGAGGATTAAGAGATGGATTATCTTTAGATGCTATTAAAAAGAAAAGTCAAGATGTAGCGGATGTATTTTCTAAAGTATATAAAGAAGGAGAAGCTACTCAAGAAGCATTGAAGTTAGTAGCTAAAGAAGCTGGAATGAGTTCTGAAGCGCTTCAAAGAGGAGTAGGATCTAATAGAATTCGTCAAGAACAATTTATTCAGAGTGATGCTGGCCAAAATTTTGGTCGTTTAGCACAGTTAATTCCTGATAAACTAGAAAAATTATCTAAAACTGGTTTTGGTAAGGGATTTACTGGTTTGGCTAATGCTTTGAGTGGTAAAGGACTATCCGAAAAACTAGAAAAAAGTTTTGGTAAAGTTGGTGGTTTTATTGGAGATAAATTAGATGCTATAGGAGGCCCACTAGTAGCGCTCGGATCTGCTACAGCAATACTAGGTGAAAAATTACCTTCTCTATTAGGTAGTCAGTATGCGACTAGTACTACTGCTGCTGGTGTGGCTGGAGGTATTGGTGGTGCTGGTCAAGGTTTAGCTAGTGGTGCTTTGTTGGGTATGCAAATAGCTGGTCCTGTAGGAGCAATGATTGCTGGTATTACTGGAGCTGTTGTTGGTGGTATAAGCGGAGCCTTTGAGGCATTTAATCAAAAGAAATTAGAAAATAATCTTAAGGCTTTAGAAAAAACTAGTGGAGATTTATCGGCAGCACTTAAAAGATTATCTATAGAAGCTAGCGATGTTAACATTAAAAATGTAAAATCTGCACTGGGTGCTGATTTACGAAATTTAGAAAATGTTGGACAACAAGCTCAGTTTGGTGCTAGTGGTAGTGCTAGAGATTGGCTGGAATTTACGCGAAATCTTCCTCTTATTGGTGGTTTGGTTACCAGTGTTACTGGAGGTAATCAAGAAGCTGAAGCTAGACAAGCTGTAGTAGCTGGAATAGAAAGGGCTTTTGATAGCGCTAATAGGCTGGGAGATATTAATAGATCTGGTGCTCCATTAGCTCAAATACAAGGATTATTATCACAGGCTAATCAAGCAGCCGAGGATGCTGGGGGCATAAAAACAGAAGCTGGACAAAAAGCTAGAGATGAAATTTTAGCTCGTGGAAGTCAAGCATATCAACAACTCAGAGCACAAGGTGCTAGTGCAGACTCCATATTTAAAGCTGCTGGAATGAAAGAAGCACAACAGCAGGGCAGAGACGTATCTAAAGAATTAAAAATGCCAGGAGGTGAACAAAAATTAATAGAAGAAGGTAAAAGAGCATTAGCTATTCAAGAAGAAGCTGCACTCAAACAAGAACTAGTTGCCGATGCTATGAGAAACGTATCGGTACAATCTGATAATTTGATTGATATGTATCGAAGAATGCAAGCAGGATTAGAAAGACTTGGACAAAGTATAGATACTATTAAAAATAGAGCTAATGATGCGGCTAATGTTTTAATGGGTCAGGCTTCCATTACTAATGTAGATAGACGTAGTGAACAAGTCCTAGGTAATATAAGTGCTTATTCATCTAATGAAGTAGCATCTGTGGCTGAACAAACGGCAGTTATTGCTGGCGGGGGTGAAGAGGGTAAAAGATTAGCAGATCAAATTAAAGCAAATAAGTTATTAACAGATCAGTTACCCAAACTATTAAAAGGGGCTACTGGACAAAATGTTGGTGGTGTAGTTGACGAACTAGAAAAAATGTTTGCACAAGCTCAATTAACAGCACCGGCTGGATTATTTGATTCTATTGAACAAGAGCTACAAAGTAAACTACAAGGAAGAGAAGAAAGTTCTATTGGAGATTTAGCAGAAGAGTTGGATATTGTTGGAATAGCATCTAAAACAACTGGTGAAGCCTTAAAAACTTCACAAATTTTGCAAAAACAATATAATGATGCTACACAAACCGTGACCGATTTAATGAATCAATATGGAAAAGCTCTCAATGAAGCTACTGAATGGCAATTAAGGGCCACAGATATTAGAGCCAGAGCAGATATTCAATTAGCGGAAACTTTAGGTAAAACATTAAGTTTAGCTGAACAAAATGCACCACAACAACAAAGAATTTTAGGTTTAACTAGTGGTGTTATACAAGGAGGCTCTTTAGATCCTAATAAGATTTTTGCCACAATGACCGCCGCTATAGCAGAATTAGGTCAAGCAGGAACGGAAAATAAACCAGCTACAGGTATGTATGCTGAATTAGACAAAGTCAAAGGAACCCCAGCAGAAGCAGAACAGCTAGCACTAATTGCAAAACAGAACAATGCTATTAATAATAGTAGAAAAGCATTAGAAGAGCTAGCAAACGATGGTTCAGCAGCAGCTAATGCATTAAAAAGACTACAAGAGCAACAGAAGGTGGCAGCAGGATCTGTAAACTTTTTGCAAAAAGTATTAACCAGTGATGCTACTGAATTGGATAAGATGAATAAAGGACTAGCTGCATATACTAAATTAGTGAGCGGTAAAGCTACGGCTGGTGATATTAATAGTCTACAATTTAGACAACAGGCGTTTGGTGGTTTGCAAGAAATGCAGGGACTATTACCAGATAGTGTGTTCAATCAGATGCAAGCTAAGATGAGTGAAGCTATGATTGATGCTATGCCTGGTGGATCAGATATGTTGGATAGAAGTACAGGTGCATTATATACTGCCGATGAAATTGATCCCGCTACTGGACAAAAAAGGGCAGTTACTAAAGAAATGACCTTTAGACAAGCTTTAAGGATGAGGGCAGAAGGTAAAGATCCAGTGCAGCAACAATTTATAGATGCTTATAACGCTGCTGTACAGGCCCAACAGGACGCTGCTAGGCTTTTAGCCACCTCGTCTGTTCAAGCTGCCGAAACTTTTAAACAAGCAGCAACAGAGGCACTACAAGCAAGAAATGAAGCACCACGATCAATTTTAGAAAGAGCCAAAACAGAAGCAGAAGCTGTGGTAACTCCACCAACAGAAAAACCAAGAGAAAATACACTAGTTAAAACCGAAGCACAACTTGATGCAGAGGCGAAGGATAAAGATCCTTTATCTTTAGGCTTAGAAAATGTGAACACAAGTATATCTAATCTTACTACAGCTATATATACTTTGGCCGGTACTATTACAGCATTAGTTGGTGCTATAGCAGCATACAAAACCATACAATCTGCTGGTGGTATTGGTAATGCTATAGGAAGCGCTGTGGATATGGTTCGTGGCCGTCGCAGAAGAACTGGATTTGGTGGTTCTGACGCTCCATCAGCAGGATCTCGCGCTGCTGGAAATGCTAGAAAAAATGCTCGTTATGATTCAGATGGTGTTCGTGGAGAAGCAAGTCGCGCTCCTAAAACACAAGCAGATATTGATGCTCAAAGAAAAAGGATTGAAGCTAAACGTACGAAAGCAGAGCAAGGCACAACTCCAAAAAAACCAGTAGTGGCCACGCCCACTCCAGATGTCAAACCCAAAGTTTCAGTTACTCCACCTCCTGTTCCTGGTAAAACAATTGTTGGCCAATTTCCACCACCTGAAGCTCCCAAACCTCAAGTTAAACCAGATATTGTACCACCACCAGTTCCTGGAAAAACAATAGTTGGCCAATTTCCTCCTAAAACTGAAGCATCACTACCAAAATCAGCCACAAAAGCAGCTGGTGCTGTAGTTGATGCGGCTTCATCATTAGACGAAGTTGTTACCGTTGCTCAAAGCGTTGCAAATATTGCTAGTGGCCAAGGCACAGCACAAGATGTTGTATATGGAGCAACCAGCGCTTTAGAAATTGCTAATCAGACTGGTGTTGCTAGTAAAATGCCAGGATTAGCCAAGGCTGGAGCTGGTGTTAGTGGCACATCAGGATTCTTAGCATTAAATACAGTTATTAGTGGCATAACTAATGCTCTTGAATTTGCTATGGATCGAGCAAAATACTCTCAGAAGATGCAAGATAAATCAGATACTGGGCTAGAACGAGCACAGACTAGAGATTATACTGGTTTTATTACTGATAGTTTATATGGCGCGTTAGAAGGTTTAATGGATCCTATTGGTAAAATTGTAGAAGCTAGATATGTTATTAAAGATTTATATAGCGATGTATCTAATACTGTTGAAGCTGAAGCTAAAACAAAAAGAATTGAACAAAAAGGCAAAGACATTAGAGCCGAACAACGAGGAGAACAAGGCAAGGCACTAAATGCCTTACCTATGATAGAACAAAATAGAGCTATGGAAGAAGCTCAAAATAAACTAGAGCTTAAGAAGGCTCAAGAAATTAAAAATCGCGGTGGTTCATTAGCTGATTTTGCTAAAACATTCGATGTATCAGAATCTTCATTAGGCGTTGGCTCATTAGATGAATTGATAGCCAAACGAGAAGCAACTATTCAAGCATTACCGCAAGATAGAATGGGAGCTAGAAAACAAGAGAAGAAAGGAACATGGGACTGGAGCAGCAATGCCGACCCCAAGGGCTTCTCAGATGCTGTTCAACAAGAACTTGAATTTAGAGAATCTCAACTTGGTAAACCATTATCTGCAATGGAGCAGATGGCTAATGAAGCAACTAAGCCGGGTAGTATTTATACTCATGATATTCATTTAGCTAAAATTTTAGAAAAATTTGTTGGTGGCTCAAGCGTTGCCGGTGCCGCTGCCTCAATGATAGATAATGAATCTCTTAAGAAAATATCAGAAGGTGCTGGACAAGCACTACAAAAGGGTGCAACATCTATTTATGATACTTTAACTAACACAGATAAGATGAAAAATGTGACCCAAAAAGCTACCACAACACTACTTAATCCTAATGAAAGTTTAGCTAAGGGCAAGGATTATATAACATCATTCTTTAAGACTAAGTCCCCAGGTATGTCAAAATTGGCAGATGCTAAACTCGATACGAATAATAAAGATATTATTAAATACTTTACTGATCCTAATGCTTTTAATCTTAAAACTGCTGATGGTATGGATGTTCCAACAGCAACTACCAGTTGTGAATGTGATTTATTAACTCAAATATTAGCCGCTATTAAAGACTATTATAATGCACTCAATCAAAAAATTACATCACCCACATCTTTGACACCATCAGCACCTATAGCCGCACCAACACCTCCAGGAGTTATACCGCCAACAGATATGGCACCAACTCCTATTCCAACACCAGAAGTAAAACCCGAAGTTGTTGCTCCAGCAGAAAAAGAAAAAACTAATGAATTTACTCTAGGCGAAGACTACGTAACACGCGCTGAAAAACAATATGCTCCAACACCAGAAAGAAAAGCATTTGTACAAAACGAACTTAAGGATGCTAGAAAAAGAGCAAGAATGGGTAAGAAATCTGCTACTGATGATAGTGTTATTAGTGCTAGTACTTTTGAATTAAGAAATATAGCACAAGCTGAAAAAGTTAAGAAGAGAGAGGAATATCTATTAAAACAAAATCCAAAAACTCGTGCTAGACTAATGACTAAGGCTGAAAAAGAAGCTGGCTTAGGAGACAAGCTAGAAGCTATTGAAAGAGATCGTGAAATATCTAGTCAAGGATATGCTACTAAAAATATTAATGATACTACTAATGGAAAAATGACAGTTATTGGTACGAGCCAACCAACACAATTTGATAAAGATAATAGAATGGCAATGCCAACAGCTACTGCATTAAATCCCCAACAACAAGAAGCCTTAAATAGAGCTGGCGCAATGGCTCAAGAACATAATCAAAAAATGTCTGAATTACAACGTAGACAAGATGCTGGAGAAACATTAACGCCACAAGAAAGCAATGCTCTATCTGTTCATAGAAATGGGCAAACAGCAGAACAAAATATATTAAGTCAGTATCCAACACCAGTACCATCTAATATACCTAAGCCAGTAGAATATACTCGTCAGGTTCAAACTACTGAAAATAGAGGATCATTAGATGGTGGAGCACAAGGGGATAGAAATAATATTAATGGAATGAATGGTGGTTTACTATCTATTGATCCTAAGAGTCTAGCAGGACTTACCACATTTAATAGTTCTTTTGCTACTTATGTTGATAAATTAGTTAATCATCAATTCCCACCAATCGAAGGTAAGGTTGATATTAATCATAAATTAGAAGTCAATATGACAGGGGCGGCATCTATAGCTACGCTTGAAAAACGCTTACAAGAACTAGCAGTAGCATTAATTGCTCCAAAGATCGAAGAATTACGTAAAGACATTAAGAAATTTATACCAGATCTACAACCATCAGGAACCAAGGGCGAAACTAAGAATTAAATAGGATAAACATATGGCATCATATAATACTCAATTACAAGTTTATTATTGTAAACAAAGTGAAAGTCCAGGAATAATACATCGGATAGCACCAGCACCATCTATTAGTATTAGTCCAGAAATTTACTATGCTAATGATAATGTTATTGGATATACATATAATATCACATTAAATGGTTACGCAAATGCCTTAAGAAAAGAACTAGACGCTGGATCCACAGATTTTGGCTTACCAGATACCATTACACATATGGGTGATTTAAGAGCAATCTTTAATGTGAACGGAGGCAATCTTTATATCAAACAAGGATCACAGAATCTACTGATTGCTAAAGGCGCCACAATAAAAAGTATACAATTTAGTGAATCTGATAATAGATGGGTCAATTATGCGCCCTTTACTATTGAGTTAGAATTTAATGAGGTAGATTTTATAGGATGTGATGGTAATGACACCATAGGTTGCAATAGTAGTATTTTTCATCAAATTAATAATGCAAAAAATATTGCTGATAAACTTATAGATATTAAACAATATAAAATTAAAGAATTTACTGATAGATGGACTATTACTATAGATAATAAAATATATGAAAATACTAATGGTGTTTTTAGAGTTAACTATAATATTTCGGCCACGGGTAAAAATTATCATATAAATGATAATCTAGTACCAGCTTGGCAACAAGCTAGATTATTTGTACAAGATAAATTATATAAACAAGTATATAGTTTAATTAATGGTAATTTACAAATAGATAGTGATAGTGGCTGTTCAGCAACTAAGAGCTTAGATCAGCTGCATCATACAGATAATACATCTCCACGACAGAGTGGTTTACTACAGGGTTTTAATACATTACGAGATGGTGGCTTACCAGTTTATGATATTTATAATGAGCAAATATCATGTGATTGTTCAGAAGCAGATGGATCCTTTTCTGTGACATATGAAGCACTAGTTAAACAATATGATAGTTCTAAAAACCCATTAGCTAATGCCGCATTACATACATATACTAAAAATATTACAACAAGCACTGACCAAACTACAGAAGTTACCATTGCTATTCAAGGTAATATTCAAGGTTTAGTAAGAGGAGGTTTTATATATTATGCTGGTAATGATTTTATTTTACCTCAAAGTGGTACGTTTATTACTTCAGTAGATGGAGCAGAAACGAAATACAGTAATGCTTTAAGTTTTTATGGTACAATTGGTAGCACTACTGATCTATATGATTCAGTTAAATCTACACTAAATATAACTAAGAGTCAATTATTAATTAAAGGTACTGATGGTCTACCTTCGCCATCAAATTTTACATTAGACCATAATTACACCGATGGTACATTATCTTATAATGCAACATATGAAAAATCTTTAGTGACAGCTTTAGAGAAAGGTTATACTAATGTTAGTATAACAAGACAAGATCCTGTTGATATTGTGCAAGAATTTATTATACCAGGTAGAATTCAGGGGCCTTTAATACAAAAACTAAATATGAAAACAGCACGCACAGTATCTGTTAATATAGAAGGTTGGTCAGAAAGCAATAAGGGTTGTGAAATAACAGACATATGTAGTGGTATTCCATATTTTAATATTAAAAATTTTCAAAACTTATTAGTTGAAAATAATAATTGGGTAAAAACTAAAGAGGATTATAATGTAAATAAATTAGATGGTTCTTATTCTATTTCATTAGAATATATGATTAGGAGTTGTTCATGACATCAATTTATCAGCCGGAAACTAAGATTTTTTATGGCGAACTAATATCAGATAATAGATTAATTCCAGCTCCTAATATGTCTATTTCTATAGAATATAACTATAGTAATGATACTATCATTGGCTATACATATATAGTAAATCTAACAGGTTTTGCAACATCATTAGATCTACGTTCGCTAAACTATGGAGATCCCATACCAGAACCATCAGAGTATAATACCGGCGCTGTATTAGATCAAATACATAAGTTACGCAAAACATTAAGTCAAAATGGGAGTATTTTACATGTTGTTGATGGTCAAGATAATCCTATTCTAAAAGCTAAGGGTGGTATTTTACGTTCATTTAGTGTTGATGAATCTTCTAATAATTGGACACATTTTGCAAACTATACAGCTTCTTTAGAGTTTCATAGCATAGATTTTGGAGATGCTGTAGAAGATTGCTCGTCTATTTTCTTGGACCCATCGACATATAATACTTCTGGTATATTAGATATTACTAATTATAAGATTAAATCTTTTAGTGATAGTTGGTCATTTAGCTTTGATGAGAATGAATCTTTTGCTAAAATTAAAAATAATGAACTAAATACTAATCTAAATATTAATAATCATAGTTTTAATATAGAATATACAATTAATGCTGTTGGTAAACATGTTTTTAACTATACTAATGAAGATACCGGCGACTCAACAATTTTACCAGCTTGGGAGCAAGCAAAAAACTTTGTTCAAGATAGATTATATAATCAGGTTACCAATCTTATTAATAATGTTATTAAAGACTCATATAGCTCTGCATGTGTAAGCTCTGATGGATTAGATGATATCTTAGCGCCGGGATCTGGAAGTGGATTATTAAAAGGTATGAATGATGCTCAATATAATATATTTAATGAGCAAATTACATGTGAAGCATCAGAGTCCGCAGGCTCTTTTTCTGCAACATACTCAGCTATTGTTAAAAGTAGATTAGGAAATACTAGCTGGAGTTCTCAAAATACTCGTCATACAGTTTCTAAATCAGTTGCCACCACAACAGAACGCACAGGACAAAATAATACTAGTATTAGTATAAGTGGAACTATAGAGGGCTTAATTGAAGGAGGATTAGTTAGAATTAATCAGCCTATCCAACTACCATCTAATGGTGCAATTTTAATAGCCAATAATCCTTCAACCACAAAATATAACAATGCTAAAGCTTTATTAGATCAAATTTATAGTGATTCTGATTATGGTGGTGGTTTAGGAGAGTGTGGAAAAAGAGATTTAAAACCATCTTTTAAGACAGCACTAGGTATAACCTTAGCCGCAATCAATACTTCACCAAATCCCAACGATTGCACCCCTGATGCACCACATCCTATATCTTTTAACTTGACACATGATTATAATGCTGGTACTATTAATTATAGTATAGAGTATAGTAAAAGCAAAGCTTGTGGTAAAAAATTTAGTGATATTTCAATACAGACCACTAATCCTACCAAAGTTTTGGCCGTTTTTAATATTCCTAATAGTTATAATTGCCCAATTGTACAAGAATTAGGAACCTATACATCAAAAACAGTGTCTTTAACCATACAAGGAATAGATAGTAGTGAAATTGGACAACCTACTAATTTGGATATTGTTAGTGAAATTACTAAAGAATTAAGTTTAGGATGTTATGATATGGGATATTTACCAGTCACATTACCACCAGCAGGCACATATATTATAACACAAAAACAATATACAAGAAATCCAATAGATGGATCTTTTACTATTAATATAGCATATATTTGTGGCACTACTGGCTGTTCTATACCACCATTTTTAGCTTAGGAATTTTATTATGTCGGATTGTGATGTATTGTTTGCTCCAATTAAATTTTTAGGCGCTAGCGTATTATCATTTAATGCGTCTTTAGGCTTAGGTTCATCAGAGAGCAGTTTAAATGTTGATTTAGTAGAAGATTGTGAAAATAATGATCAATTTATGCCAATAAATGGATTAATCGGAGTTGGAGCACCAGCGTATTTTAGTGCTGGTACTTTTCAATTTGGTGGTGTTTTAACTAATTGGACAGCAACACAGGGCGCTTCTGGACAAACATTTAATGTTAAGATTGTTGATCCAAGACAACTTTTAGAAAACACAGCCGTAGTAACAGATTCTTATCTTGGACCACCAGTTCAAGGTCTTAATTATTTTAATGCCTATGCATACTGGGAATCTCAGGTTCTTCAAGGAAATTGTGTTGTTTTTGGATCATCTCTTGGTGGAGAACGAGGTATGCCATATCAGAAAATTATAGAAGCTCTACAAGGAATGAATCCAACAATTTATTCCCCTACTGGCTATGCTTATACTATCAATTTTAGTAGTTTTCCTAGTGGTTTGCCAGAATATTATAGGGTTGCTGGACCCAGTGTTACTCTTTTACAGCTTTTACAAGATGTTTGTGATGTTATGGGTTTTGATTTTTATGTAAATTTATTGCCTGGAGCTATAATTAATATAGGTTTAATAAATCTAAAAACTCCTGTAACTTCTTTTAGTAGCATAGTAGCAGCTTACAATAGCATAGCTACAGATTTAAGTTATGGTCAAGAACTTAGAAATGAAGTTACAAAAACAGTATTATTTGGTGAATATCAACATTATCTTAGTCAAGTTAATAAGTTTAATTATTTTTTTGGCGAAGATTTAATAGATGGAGAATATGTACCAGTAGTTCCATATAGATATGATGAGTGTGGATTTTGGATTAGAAAAAGGGTAGAAGCTTTAAATCTTACTTTACGTAAACCATTGCCCACTAATGGCCCTTATACTATTCATGAATTAGATATTAGAGCAGCCATGGCGTCTCAAGACTTATGGAGAGAACGAGTAATGAGCGAAAGTATCAATGGAAGTTTTAATAAAGCTGTTAGAGATAATTGGCCAGAAGCCAAAACAGATAGTAGAGCTAATGTTAATAGTATAGGACAAGCTTCTCAAGCCCTCGGCGCAACACAAGACGCACAAGGTAAACCATTATTTGTAGATGCTTTAAATCAAGCTAGACCTCAAAATCAAGAAGCTAATAAACCAGAATTTTTAGAAGATTTAGACAAAGTTTGGAATTTTATTAAATCTTTAGGTGATACATATTATGGAAAACAATTTATCACACCATTAAATCAAATTATTTGTTACTATCAGTTACCAGATGCGCCTCTGTCTGAAAAAGTATTTTCTGATATACCAACTAATGCTGGCGGATGGATTGAGGATGGTAATCCTGTATTACAACTTAATGAACCAGAATTAAGCTTTTTTAGAGAAGACGATGGTAGAATTAGTTGTTTTGCATTATTTAATAAAGATGGTAATGCTCCTGATGAAGAATCTACTAGTGGCGAAGCAAAGAGTAGTTTTACTGGTGACGTTAATCCTCCTACTAACCCAGTCGTTTAACCACAAGGAATTATACAATGGCCGGAGTTGAATGCGGTAAAATTGATATCAGCAAATTATCTGAAGATGAAATTATATCTGTAGGAGATAAACTATGGGTTAAAGCGGATGTAGATGAAAAGATCTATATCTGGAGAGATAAACCTAATGTAGTAATTAAATTTAGTGACTCTTGTGTAACCACAATATGTGATGATCAAGTTGATATTTTACCATCTTTATTATTGATGTCTACAGCATTAGAGACTACTAAAAAAGCCACAGATGATGATGGTGGTGAAAATAATGTTAATGAGGATAATGCTAGAGATAAAAAAGCTAAAACATCTTGTGTATTAGATCCACAATTATTAAAAGGTGCTCAACAGAGATTAGACGGCCACAGTATTAATAATCATGGATATCAGCCCGCTGCTATTATGCCAGCAGCTGCTGTTATTCCAATGAAAAGTAATATTAAGCTATATGGTCCATATGCTTCTTCTAATTTTGGTAATAGTGCTGGTGGCACACAAGTTAGTACTGATACCGATTTATGTCCTTGGGTTTTTGGATCTATAGACGCTATGAATGCTGCCGGTAGATCAATGGTTGAATCTTCGGCTATAGGTTTAATTAAAAGCGAAACAGGCTCAGTTACTGCTCCAGGATTACCCAATATTGCTGGTCTTGGTTTTACAGTTGGTTCGGCTGGTCCTAATCTAAGTAATATTAGTTTTACATTTGGATCTTCTGGTATTACTACAAGCTATGAATTTAGAACCTTTACACCCAAGTTTGGAGGATTGAATAGACACTTTATAGATAAATTCAAATCTATTGCTAAAAATAGACAAACACAAATTAAATTTTTAAGATCAAACCAGATCAACCAAAATAAAATCAATCGTAAAATTGAAAAATATAAAAGAAATAATAAGAAGCCTAATGCCGTACAATCTCCAGGTAGACAATATTCTCTACAAAGAGTAATAATGGGTGAAATTTATGATTGGCAGTACCACAATGGGAGTATAGGACAAAGAACTGTTGTTGGTACTGATACTCTCTCTAAGAGTGTTGCTGAAATGATTTATGATTATGATAAAAAAGCATACATGAGTTTTGATGGTTTATTTGGCCCATTATCTGTTAAAGGAGATGGTGGATTACCTCGTTATGCCAGTTTTGATGCTAATTCCCATAAATCATCTCCTATAGCACCTCAACCACCATTTACCGTTAGTGGAGATTGTAGCAATAAGTCATTCATCCATGAACAATATAATGTAGAAATTACACAAGATTATAATAATCCTTTAACTAATGATTTTGGCGATGATGAACACCATCATACGGGCTCTGGTCATGGCAATGTTATAGATATTATTGGTCGTGAATCTACCATACCAGAAAGTGGTATTATTAGAAATTTATACCATCCTGATAATACAGATAGAAATTCCGACGATTATCGGTTTTTAGGTATGAGAGGACCCATTATTTTACATAGTTGGGGATATGACTTAGATGGTAAGCCTGTACCTAATGAAGTAGATAGCGACGATAATGCCAAAGTGGGTGTCTTTAAAAATACCCAACTAAAAGATAAATTCTTACCTGATTGGCTAACAAAACCAGCCACATGGCCAGCCGCACCTATTGATTTGAGATTTGATAGAGAAAGAGGCTTATGGGTTAGTCCACAATCTTATCGTATCATAGTTGCAAAAATTATTGATACTGTAAATTGCTATGGTGAAGGTAAGGCTGTTATAGTTCCATATGGGAAAAAACTCTTTGATAAAGAAGGAGTGGAGATAAATCCAAAATTTGATGACAAATGCGGTCCCGGTAAAGAAAAACAAGAATATGAATGGATATTAGTTAATATAGGTCCTTGTGATGATATTAGTAGTAGTAGTAGTAATGATTGTGCTGGTGGTATAGAGGTTATCACTGGATTATCTTTAACATCAGAAGGATTAGTAGCTACTCGTAAAAGAGTTATAGTGTCTTGTTATGCTGATATTGATCCCATAACCATTAGCACAACAGACTGCAATAGTTCCTCTTCTTCTAGTAGCAGTTCTTCTAGTAGTAGTAGTAGTTCTAGTAGTAGTAGTAGTAGTAGTAGTAGTAGTAGTAGTAGTAGTAGTAGTAGTAGTTCAAGTAGTAGCAGTAGTAGTTCATCGAGTTCATCGGAAGAATCCTATGATGCATCTATTATGATTCAAGTTGTAGATAGAATTGGTAAGAGACATAATATAGATGAATTAGTATATGCTTATTTTGATACATTAACAGAAAAATATATAGTATTAGATAAATATTCTGAGCCTATTACTCCTACTGTATATGGATCATATGTTCCACTAGATGCTACTATGGGCATACTCACAGTAGAATATAGTACTGGTATAGATTATTGTACAGATGGTATTGTAACAGGAACAGAAGTAACTGTTGCTAATAAACTTAAATTATCTACCAATTGCGCATCAGCACCTGCTATTGCTATTAAAATGGAAAGAACAAAGAAAGAATAAAATATGAGTATTTGTCCATCAAACACACCAACACCACTTCCTTCATCGACGCGTCCAGTAACACCAACTGTTACGACTACTAGAACGCCTACTAGAACATTAACTCAAAGTCCTCAAGCAACATCGACACCAACCAATACTCCTCAAGTAAGTTCATCATCTATACCTAATAATAGTTTTTTAACACCAACCTTCATTACTGATACTCCTGTCCCCTCCCAGTCTGTACAAGTCTCTAATACTCCTACTCCGTCAATATCTCCAGCAAATACAACGACACCAACACCGACTAGAACATCTACACCAGGATCGACTATTACACCAACTATATCTGTATCTCAATCTCATACTCCAACCAGAACATCAACTAGCTCACGAACTCAAACACCAACAGTTACACTGAGTCAGTCTGTCACAAAAACACCAACAAAAACTAACACTCCAACAAGAACAGTTACTCGTACGCCAACACGCACAGTAACAAAATCAGTATCTACAACTCCAACTTCTAGTTTTGGACTTAATATTACGCCATCTAAATCACCAGCACCTACATCTCCTATATCTCGAACTCCTACTAGAACACCATATCCTACTAAATCCGTATCTGGTACTCCGGCACCGACTAAGACTCCAGGACTATCCGCAACAGTAACAAGAACACCAACCCCCACTAATTCTCAGTGTCCTTAAAATTATAATGAAAACTTTAGTTTGGACTAGTGCAAATGATGAAATGTTTAGTCTGTTGACCCAATGGGTTATTAGCTTGCGCACACTAGGTCATTATACTGGTGAATTATTAATATTAGATTATGGCATTAGTGCATCAAATAAAAAACTACTTAATCAACTAGATGTTAAATACGTTTCTATGAACAATAGTGGACCTATTGTTAATCATAGATATATTGATATTATTGATATATTAAAAAATTATAATTCAGAATATTTAATTCTTCATTTAGATGCAGATATTTGGTTTCAAAAAGATATGAATGGTATTTTTGATCTTATTGACAAAGAACAAGGCTGTCTTTTTTCTCCAGATGTACACTGGTATTCTCAACCATTTTTATCTAAAAACAATAATGAAAAAATATTTTATGAAAATAAAATACGCCGTATTCATAACGCATACGATGGGACCATCCAGGGCGGATTATCTGCTGGAAAAAATATAAATTTAATTGCTAAGTATACATTAATGCATAATTATTTTATAAATAATATAGTTAGAGATGAATATGGATCGGATCAATTTTTATTTAATATACTATTTGAAGAAAGCATTGATAAGGCAGATGCTCATCTATGGAACTGTATTGGTTCTGATATCGTTTATAATAATGGTATTTGGTATTCTAAAAAACATAGTAATAAACTAGTTGAATGCATAGGAATACATGTCGTAGGTATGTTACGGCACGAAAAACATAGATTATTTAAATACAACTATAATCATTTAATATTAGAAAATTTAAAAGATATTAATCATAATATAAATAAAAATATATATATAGAATCTTTACCTATAGACCACGGAAGTTGTATAGCTGATCAATTAATTAGTATTATTAATTTATGTAAAACTTACTATAATCATAATATAACTATAGGGTTTAATTATCAAGATATAATCTTATGTCCATACGATATTGGCTGTCAACGATTGGTTCCTTTGAACCATGGTCATGACCACTATTGGGATATTCTTGGTCTAGAAAGAAAACCACACATAGCCGATCCATTCAAGCTCTTTATTTCTGCTAAAGCTACAAATAATATTGCACAAATCCCCGTATCATATACTAAACAATTATGTGATAAATTCTCATCGCATTGGCTAGATTTTATGTTAAGCATGATGATAAAACAACATCATATGTCATATGGTTTAATTATTTAACATATTTATCCACGAATTAATACAATCATTTTTATTTGATATTTTATTTATTAAATAATTATATGCATTATAAATTATAGTTTTTCTTAACTGTTCATCAAAAGCCAATTGACTTGCTCTATAGCTCATCTCATCAGAACTATTGCATAAAAATCCAGTTTCTCCATTAATAATTAGTTCTGGTAAAGCATAGTTATTTTCTGTTACTATTGGTACACCAGCAGCATAACATTCTGGAACTATACGACAGTAACTTTCTCTACTACCACCAGTTTTATGTATTAGACAATGTAATTTATTATAACAGTCTTTTACTGGAATTCCGCCAGGACTCCAGGTTTGCCAATCCAATCCTTGTGGCGCTGATCCACACTTTTTAAAGGCGTTTTCTCCAAAGCCCAATATAAAAGTTTTAGTTGGTAGTGGGGAACTCACTTTATAAAAAATATTCCACATATCACTAGAAAATTTAGATCCATCATCTCTTGAAATCCTACCCATACAAAAATAGTCTTTAGGTATTCTATAATTAAATTCTAAATTTTGTGCTATATTATTTGGATTAAAATATGGTTGATATTCATTAAAAATATTTACATCTATACCAGTTTTTTCTTTGATGGTTGATAATAGCATATTTTGTTGATATTTTGATACAAATCCATGATAGTCGATCCATTTATTTTGTATTGCAATAAGTTCATTATCGAATAACCAAGTCATACAATTAAACCAAATGATTAATTTAGGTTTACCATATTCCATAATTTCTGGTAATTTTTTTAAGAATTCTCCATTACAAAAAGACACAACTACTTTATCTTTAAAAATATCTTTTGTATAATCTATGGTTTTACATCCTCTGTTGTCACAAAGCTTTCTCATTTTACTATCACACCCAAACATAGGAACTAAATTTACATTAATATTATATTCTCTCCATAAGTCAATATTATGATCTAGCTCAGTATCAGCGCCACCAACAAAAGATGGATATCCGGCAACCCATATTTCATTCATATTTTAATTCTCGACATCCATGCTATTTGTAATAGAAATTCTTGTTGAAAAAAGACCAATTTATCTATATTAGAAATATCACTATTTTGTATTTCGCACCAATTCCAAATTTTATCTTTCATATGTTGCTCAAAATACTCAGCGTTCGGAGCATAATCGTGTGCCATAATAACGTCTCCAGCTTTTAGTAGTGGAGCTATAGTATTATATTCGCATTTCTTGCATCCGCCATCGCACAAAATTAAAGACAAACCATCCTGTTGTATAAAAGATTCTATTTCATATTTAGCTTCTTCATTTATAAATGTATTATTATCATAGTCAAACAAATTTTTTGTTCTTACATCCACATTACGATCTTTTACTAGTGGTTTTAAAAATTCTTGATCATGTATATCATAGGTTAATATAGGATTATTTTGTAATCCTAGTTCATCCATAATATCTCTTAAACAGAGCGTTAAACCTCCATGAAAAGTTCCTATTTCTAGTATTCTGGCGGGTTTCGTTTGTGATAAAAACTCCTTAAATACTTTGGGAGTATCAGGATGCTGACTCATAAATAGATATCCATAAGCAAATCCACCTTCAATCATTTAAACCTCCGAGATCTAACTTAGATAGTACATAATTTATATTATTCTGTAATGTACAATTTTTTACAAACCAACTTCTAGCATTATTTCTAATAAAGTTTAAATATTCAATATCATCCTTAATTTTATTTAAATAATAAATTAAATATTCAGCAAACTCGCCATAATTTAAATACCAAGGATTACCATCCCAGTATTTACAATCAGTATAGCAACTAATATAATGATAGTTTGGAATAAGCGGATCAGGATACTGAATATTCAAATATGGTCTAATTACTGGAACACCAATACCAAAACATTCTATATCTCTGTTGCATACTTCTGTTCCTCCGGGTAAACTTAGTGCAACTCTATATTGAGTTAAATCTTTAAGATAACTAATATAGTCTAATGATTGATTATTAGTATTTCTATCAATAATTAATATAGATGGATCTTTAATATGATCAATCATATATTTTCTAAAATCCCATAAATAACCTCTAAAATATAACTGTGGAATTGTAGACTCTATACTTGTTGATTTAAATAAGTCTTCTATAAACTCAAGAGAGCCATCCTCATATGGACCATAAAAGAAAGACTCATATCTAGTTTTAATATCAGATGGACAATCTATGTCTGGATTATCTTTTTCATAATTTTTAAAACTAAAATAGTCAATATAATTAAAGCCACCAGGATAGAAAAATTGAACCATTTTAGATGGTTTCCATCCCAAATGTTGCATAAAATGATACTTCCAATTATCAAAAAATGATATTAGTATATATTTTTGATTGATTGGATTAAGTATAGAAAAATTCATACAACTATAAATGCTACCATATCCATTATCTTCATATTGAGGTTCATTTTTAATAGTAAATGAATATTGAGGATAATCAATACATAACTTATCATATAGTTTATTAAAAAATGTAGTTACATAATATTTTCCTAGATCTCTAAACTGATGTCTGACAATTAATTCCATAATATTGGACCAGTTATGGGATCGGCCCATCCTTTATTAATACTATGAGGCCATACTAACCAACTGTGTGGTTTTTCTTTTGTTATAAAACTTCTCCAAACTTTACAGTATCCTTCTGGATCATTTTTCATTCTGGATATTTCATCAGAATCAGCATCTTGTCTAAAAATATCATTTCCTTCTTTATCTTTAAAGGCAACAGCCCAAAAATCATAATCATCTTCAGGCACCTGATCATAGCCAATATCAATACAATGTTTAAAAATTGGCTGCAATGAATCTTCAAATGCTTGATCAGATATTGTCATATTTTCCAACTTTGGCGGCTTATGATCAATCACATCTTGTGTTATAGAACGTGTACTAAATTGCATACCGGCATATTTTTCATAGTCTTTTAATGATCGAACATTACCAAAACTATATTTACCAAAATCAATATCATTAATTTCATTATCCATACCGAATAATTTACGATTTCTTAGATGACATTTATTATTTTTGTCTACCCACTTAGTATCATCATCCCATTGTTTGCTGCGTCCCTTTCGCGTATATTCATGCCAACACACTACTTTATGAGGATAAAATATATCGTACCCATGAGTAAAAGCTCTAACAGCAACATTTATTTCTTCACCATGAAAATAATAGTTCGGATCATGTTTAACTTCTTTAGCAAATATTCCTAAAGTAAATGCAAAATGAGCACTATAAAAACGGCCCATTAATGGTTCATCTAAATTATCTATATCAGAATTAAAGGAAGCAGGAAGAAAGAATACTGCACCTTCTGGTATGTATCTATCAAAGGTCATTTTCCATGGCTCTTGAACTCTAGCATCCGGATCATTATCAGGATCAAAACTAGGGATATATGCTGTTATAAGAGGCTTAGGATATCCTTTATCCTGAAGAGATAATAACATATCTATTAATATTTCATCCCAATTTTCTATAAATCTATGATGACTATCTAGTTGCAGAGTATACGTTTCACCCTGATATAAATTCTGGACCAGATTTCTCGCCCAACAAACTCCTTGACTATCTCTGTAGTCGATATCTATAATCTTAAAGCGACTATCATAAATATAATCATTTAAATGATCCCATTCATCCAGATCACAATGTTGCCAGCATATAGCAAATCTTAAATTTTCTGGATATTTAGCTTTACTAATACAATCTTTTAATGTGGGTAATAATTGAGGATCTCGATAAGATGCAATTTGTATAAATATAGTATTAGTTTTCTTTTCGTTCTGTTGCATGGTAATGGTGAACTCTGTTGTGTGTTATGGGACTAGCTAAAAGAATAGCTGGGTGTATTTTCTTCTCTTTGGTAAGAGTATAAATATGACTCATCCAGGTTTGTTCATATGGATGTTGCCATGTGGTATCTAGAAAACATTTCTTATTGCCTGTCTGACTTATAATATGAGGCCAATTAGAATAGTAAATCTCTCCATCAGCATATGGAATACCATTAAGAGTTTTAATATTATCGAATTTAGTGGGTGGCTTTTGTTGAATATTTCCAAAGTATTCTTCTCTTAGAGATTGTGGAATATTATGCCAACTCCACTGATCACCATTATGACCATAAAATTCACTAAAACTAAACTTAATAAAGTCATATTTTTCTTTATTCATAATCTTAAGCAAAGAAGAGTAGAGGTCTTTAACGTTCTTAGACAATCCAAAATTACACAATCCCTCATAATCCAATAACATATCATCCTCAAAGAAAAACATATAATCAGCCCCTGATTCTGCAAAATGTTCGGCCGCTAATTGGCGACCTCCACAAATGCCCAAATTACCTTTTCTAATTTCAGTAAAATTATATTGTTTGACAATTTGATCGTATTCTGGAAATAAACTACTATCAGTAGAATTATTAATTAAGATCTTATTCGTTTGATCAATAAATTTAGGATCATGCTTCATAAATGAAGACAATACCATATTAACCTGTGACGGAGAATTAAATGTAATTATATATAGATTTATTTGTTTATCTTTACTTTTAATCTTGGATTGTTGTAATTGTTCAAAAAAATAATATACTAATCCGTTGTCCTCTATCATTTCAAAGTGATATGTTTCTGGATCCAAATACGTCATAATAGTAAAGATACTTTCTTCAGTACCCATATATCCATTATTAAGAGTGTCTGCTAATAATTCATAGTATAATTGATTAGCTTTACTTATACTATCTTTATGTCCTCCAAAAAAACCACCACGAGCTACTCTATTAACAGTATCGTTTTGTGAATATTTTTTCATTCCATCAATACCAAAACCATGTATTTCTTTATCTGTTTCATAAGGAAATGCTATAAAAAGAAAATTATCAGATAATTTAAGAAGATTATTAATTACTATAGGATTATTAAAATATCCTAAGCTCATTGTGTTACTAAGTCCACCATCTATCCAATAAAAATAGGAACTGTTAAAAGGATCAAAACACTTAGCGTTATGCAGCAAAAACATCTTGCTCATAACCATAGGATTATAATATGCTAATGATCCTTGTGTACTATCTTTAAGCCATTCTGCCTGATTATACCATTCTGGATTATTTCTGATATTTTGAATTTGATCAAAAAATGGGAAAAAGGCTCCAGAGAAATCAGATTTGGTATGATAATAAATTCTGGTATTGTGGTGTTCTCGATGTTGCCACACCAGATCCTCCAAAGATGGATCAATAAAAATAATTAAATTATAATCTTTGAGGTCTTTTAATAACTGGATAAAATGATTTTTATAATGATCAAAATTTCGTTGCCATCCTGGTTGAGAATTACCTCGATCTAAATCCCAGATACCAGTCACAAAAGTAATATTATTTTGCATTTTTTTTAGCATTACTAATAGCTTTTTTTACTAAAATTTTTCCAGCCATATCAATAAATGGTAGTTTTCTTTTTGTTGCTTCTTCTTTTAGCCACCCTATGATAGTATCAATATTATTTTCACACCACTGTATGCCATTTTTATCCATAAGACTCGCTCTTTTATTACACGAGCAGGTTGGAGATGCTTTGATTCCTATTTTATTTAGTAATCGCTTTAATTCTGTTCCAACGCCATTACCACCAGTAGTACTAGATGCATTATAATCTATTGTTTTTTGTATGTCATTATTAGATATAAGAGATGGAGCATATCCAGGTTTAGTTTCTTTTGGAAATGCAGAATGATCAGTATTAAGAATATAAATATCACCCTCTTGATTAACTATGCAATCTTTTATTTCTTCTAAAGAATATCCTTTAAGATAGCATAAAATATTTAGGGTTTTATTTGTGTACTGTTTTAGCATGATGGTGGTGGATCTGGTACGAATGTTCCAGCAGTACCTCCGTCATTACAGGCGCTACCAGTAAAGGTGGCTGTTCCATTAACAAAACCCTTATTTCGGGATGAAACATTGAAGGTAGCATCTCCGTAAACAGTACCACTAGTATCATTTTCTGAACTACCATTAAATGTTGCACTATCAACAGTTACAGTTGCATTATTACTAGATGTGCTATTGAAAAAGATCGAACCACCAGCTGCTGACACAATACCGTTATTGTCTGAGTCGCCATTAAAGTTTACTGCATAACCAGATGAGACATTAACAGTTCCATTATTAGCAGATGTAAGATTGAATGTGGTAGTACCATCTTGCACGGTACCATTATTTTCTGAACTACCATTAAATATGGTGGTGCAATTATTCCCTCCAACAGTTCCTTTATTAATAGAGGAAACATTAAATGTCGAATCAACTTGTACCACACCATTAGTATCATTTTCTGCATTACCATTAAAAGTTGCATTATGAACGATAGATTTATTCTTTGAATAATTATTAAATGTAATAGGACCACTGTTAGTTGGTATTGTATTATTATTGGTTGAATAATTATTAAAGATTACTGGTTGACAATTATTAAGTGTTCCATTATTTGTATTTGATGATTCTCCATTAAATGTTACTGAAGAGTCGTTAATAGTTCCATCATTGAAGGTAGCATCAGATCCAGAACCATTAAATATTACACTACCTCCACTAACAGTACCAGAATTGTAAGATCCAGTATTAAATGTAACAATTGTTGATGAAATTATGCGTCCACCAGAATTGATAGAACCATTATTTAATGTTGTATTTGCACCACTAAGTGTGGTCCCAAATAATGAGTAAGGCGCAATAGATGAATTATTAAGAGTTGCTGTTTCATAAGTGATATTACCTCTAAGACTACTATTATTAAATATAATAGTACCACCATTTACTGTGCCAGTTATCTCAGAACCATTAAATACCATGGTAGACGATCCTGTATGATTTAATATAATTCTACCGGAAATTGATCCGTAAGTAATAGTACAATTTTCTGTTACATTAATAATAACTTTCCCATCTATTAATGGACAAGACTGGAAAGAATATATTCCAAACTCACCATCATTACCTACTAGATTTGCGCATGTTATGCTAATACCTAAGTCCCCACCACTATTAACTGTGATAGTATTTAGTGTTGGTATAGTAAAATCATTTGGATAACTATCAATAACACCTTCAATCACAATATTGTTTCCATCACCAGGCAAAGATCCTGCTGGACTATATCCGTCGGCATCTTGCCAATTATTTAAATTGGTCCATTCATTATCAATGGCCCCTGTGAACTTATAAGCAACTCCTGGTCGAGGATCTCTCCATGCTTGACCATCACCTGTAGTTCCAACAACTAAGGGAGGACAAGTTAATATTGGCGCTCCCCATTCGTCACACACAAAATCTCCATTATTATTAATTGGTTCAGCACAAGCTCCTTGAGGAGCCCAATTTTGCGAAAAATAACGAGGAGGAAAACGATCATCAATAGTACCACATAAACTTATACCATCGCTCCATGAATCAAGGGTGGACCATTCTCCAGCATTACAGTATGCTTGAAGACTAAAATCTTTACCTCCGAGACTATTATAGAATAATGGTATAAAAGGATAAGGCACATCCATTAGAAAAGCATAATTATTTTGATAACCTATTATTCCACTAGCATAAATATAATTATCTTGATCAGTAATTTTCCAAATTGAATACGGTACGCAAGAACCACCTCCGCAGTTTTCACAAATAGAACAATCATATGGCCCACCAATCTGAGTATAGTCTGGCGGCGGTTCTGCTGCACAAATATAAGTTACACATGGTGATGGTCTATATATTGTTTTTTCATAACAATAAACTTCGGTCCCACAACATCCACTTACTATTGGAGGTAAACAAACATTTTGTTTATTATAAGGATCTAAACAAATATTGATGGTCATTTCAACATTTCCGCCAACAGTATCTCTTACAGATACCTCAAAAGATCTATCATTACATGAAAATAGGATACTAGGATAAGCATTAGGATCTTGACTAGGAATAGGATATGTTGGATCGTTTTGATCAGGTGCTGATCCGATAGTATGAGCGCCAACACACTCACCATTTTCTGCAAGATAAGGGTGGCCCGGACCAATTGGACCACCACCAGTATCATAGTTTAAATCAATAGTGATACTTTGTCCATTTATTAATAAATCATCATCAACACCACCTGAAATATTAATTTCTACTGGTAAAGCATATTCCTCTGGAATAGTAATTGTATGAATATGATCACTTTTCGCCCTCGTACAATCTACCCCTGAATAGGGACTAAGCATACTACAAGTTAGTGTAACACAAGTAGATTCTGGACAACCACAACAACAACTTTCATTTGCTGCTAATTTATTATTATCAATTAATAATTTACCATTATACAAATATAAGGGACTCATTACTTATCCTTAGAGTCTTTACTCCATTTGTGCCAT